CTACGCCGTTACCAGTACCCGTAGGGGTCGTAGCAGGATTGGCGAATTTCGTGCCGAAGCCAGAGACAGACCATGGGTAGGCGGTGACGAAGGGCGTAACATAATGCGCCACGGCGATGGCGTCGCCAGACGGACTGAACGCTACGCCTCGGCACCCGTCCGTAGGCAGCGTGGCAGGATCGGCAAACTTCGTCCCGAAGCCAGAGACACTCCAAGGGTAAGCTGTGACGAATGGAGTAGATTCGTGTGCTACGGCAATGGCGTTGGCTGCGGGGGTGAACGCTACGTTGCGCCCGGCACTCGTAGGCAGCGTAGCAGGATTGGTGAACTTCGTGCCGAAGCCAGAACCAGACCAAGGGTAGGCTGTGACGAAGGGCGTGTTGGTGGACCCCACAGCAATATACTGCGGCAAAGCAGGCGTCGCGCTATTACTCGCCCCACTCGCAGGCGAAGGCCCGTAGCTGTTCAGCGCGGTGACGCGGAACGTGTAGGCGGTGCCGTTGGTCAGGCCGGAGACGGTAATCGGCGATGACGCGCCAGACGCGCCGACGTTCCCCGGAGTGCTCTGCACGGCGTAGCTGGTGATAGCCGATCCGCCGACGTTAGCCGGCGCAGTAAAGGCCACAGACGCGGACGCATTACCACCCGTCGCCGTGCCGATGGTTGGCGCGTTCGGAGCCTGCAGCGGGTTGAACCCGACGCCGAGAATGCCGCCCGGAAACTTGCTAAGGGGCACTAACGCCTCCTGTTACGAAATGTCTTCCCACGAGCAAGTTACAACAAGATCGTTCGCCGTGCCAGCGATAGCGCCGATGCTCTCGTTTTCCTTGAGGTAGATCGACGTGGTCTTATCGACGACGATCAGCGTGGCGTCAGCCGGCACTGAGATCGTTGACGCAATCGCGAAAGCCGTGCCACCCAGTGCAGCCGCGCTGTACTTGTTGATCGTGATGTCAGCGGCGTTGGTGCCATCGACGTTCGATACAAGAATCGCGTTGATTTTCAGCACCTTACCACTTGATGCAGCGTTGCTGACGATCTGCGTCGCGGAGGTCGAGGTCAGCGATACGCTGCTGTTGTCGCCGAGAATGGATGTGACGTTGACAATATTCGGGTTGGCCATGACCTAGTTCCTCACAAGCCGAAAATGAGGGAAAAGGCGATTGCCTGCCCCTTAGTTGCGCCGCTGGCAGCCGGAGCCGCGCTCGTCCACGTTGTGCCGTTGCTGGTTAGAACGTTACCATTGGTACCGGGAGCGACTACCTGCACCGCCGATGTGCCGTTACCGAGCAGGACGTTGTTAGCCGTCAGCGTTGCAGCGCCGGTGCCGCCGTTGGCGACGGGAAGGATAGCCGTCCCGGCCTTGATAACTGCTCCGTCTTGGTACACCGACTCCTCTGCCGGGTATGTGACGAAGACGTCCTTGGTCCCCGCCGCAAAGTCTACCAAAGACCCACCGTTGCTCGACGACAACACCGTATCGCGCGATAGGGTCGTGCCGGAGGACGTATAGGTGCCAATGCCGACCTCCCACTGGGAGCCGCCAGCGATGGTGTAATAGGTCGTGTTTCCGTTGCCGACCGCAGTAAAAGACTGAAAGCCTGCCGGTGGAGAGTTGGCAAGCGTAATTGTACCCGTACCCGTAGAGGTCGTGGTGTCCTTTACGCGGTCAGCAAGGACGAGAGCCATTACTTAATACCGTTACGCACAAAAGCAGCCAGAAGGGCGGTGAACACCAGCTGTGAGGTATCAGCCAGCGAAGCGTCACCGGTCAGGAACTCAGCTACCGCTACGACGATAGCCACACCAGCGGTGATGTAGGTCTTATAACCAGCGAGCATGTCTTTTCTCCTTAGAGCCAGTTAGCGAACTTCTTCGTCTTCACCATGCGGTCGTCGAGACCATGCGTGCCGCCGTTGATGCGCTTCGTCAGGGCAAGGATAGCGGCGTCGTTGATACCCTTATCACAGATCGACCATAGCTTATTTTTATCGAAAAACCAAAGCGCGCTTTCGAAGCACAGCTCACCCGCCACGAGGTTCGGGTTCTCCATCACGTCTGGGCGGTCGATGTAATCCGAGAACGCCTTATAGTTCAGCTTGCCCGTGAGTTGCAGCGCGCCGCGCCCACGGTACTTCCAGCCATCTCCCGACCACTCATCATCGTTACCCATGCGGCTGGCATAGACGCGGTTGGCGATCTTCTGTGGCTGGCGCTCGTACATCTTGGCCATAGCGTCGGTCGGGAAATACTTGCCGAAGATACCACGTAGGCCCTTCGCGCCGTAGTTCAGGTTCTCGCTGAACGCGGTGAAGTTGCCGCTCTCGTGTGCCGTCTGAGCAAAGAAGTGCGCAGCGCGGTTAGGCGACAGCTTGTAGTAAGCGGCGGCGGCCTTGAGCGTGCCGGGACCGAACGCACCGTCAGCGGTGACGCCAATCTTTTTCTGAAGGTCTACGAGGCTCATTCGTCCTTCTTCTTATTCCAGAGTTCGAAGAGCGTCTTGATCTTCTCCTCCGCCACGCCAAGGCGCACGTCCATCTTGGCAAGGATGATCGTCAACGAGATGAACGCCAGCACGACCGGCCAGAGCTGACCAATCAGTTCAACTGTGGAGAGATTGCCGGTCATTACGCCCCCGGATTACGCCAATCCGGGAAGTCGTCCTCATCCACCACGCCGTCGCCATTGGCATCGTAGCGCAGATCGTTGCGGTACTTCTCCCACGGGGCCATGTCATCGTCATCGTCATCGTCTTCGACAACTGGGTCAGCAGGGCGGACCAACGGTACAGGATTAAACTCACCGACTTCTGGGTCCGGGTCAGGCTCGACCGGGGCGGGTTCCGCCGACTTGTCACGCGCATTGGCGTTGAGGCTCAGGCCACCCAGCAGGCCGACGAACGCACCGACGATGGTGTTGAACGCAGGGCCGATGATCTCAAAGACCTTATTGCTGTCCACGATGTGGTTCGGCGCGAACATGCCGGCGACCATAGCGATAACGACGACGAGGATGACCGCCGCAAGCGTCACGACCGCCAAGCGGATCGTGAACTCAATAGTGTCCTCGATGCCGTCGCGGCTGCTCTCGAAGCGGTCCCAGAAGCTCACCTTAAGCGATCCGGATAATGGCCGTCGTGTTGGTCGCCGTCGGGAAGATGATAGTAAAGTCACCGTCCGTCGAGGTCTTGTCCGAGCCGAAGTCCAGAACCGCCACAGCTGCGTTAGTCAGCGTGGTGTTGGCGTTCGAGTTTGCCGAAGGCGTGTTGTTGTAGATAAGCGCACCGCGAGCCGTGATGGTCGCGTTGGCGAAGGTCAGGTCCGAGAAGTCGGTGAAGCCGACACCGGTCGAAGCCGTGTTGTTAGACGTCACGACGCCAAGGTTCACCAGCGTACCGCCGCCAGCCGTGTAGTTGGTGCCCGATACTTCGTTCGACGCGCTATACGCCGTGGTGTTGGCGTCGATGCTGGCCGACGAGGTGTACAGCGCCAGCTTGAAGGTGTCGCCACCGGTAGCGCGAAAGTCATGAACCGCAAGGAGGATTTCCGCCTTGAAGCTAGTGCACATTGCTTGAGTAATTGCCATCTTAAGGTATCCTTATGCGTCGAGGATCGGGATTAGCTCTGGATGACCCGCCTGTTTAAATTTGTTCACCAGAGTCACGTTATGCGACCGCACCGCTTCGTGCATATAATGCACAAGCACAGCACGGATGCTGTCTTTGAAGGCTTCAGCCTGATCCCGGATAGCCGGATGCGTGTTGCTACCTACGTAGATGATCTTGTCCAGCGCGCGTTCGGCAATCTCTTCGGGGGTGAAGCCACGCCCCTCCGTCGTCATAACCATGACGCTGCCGATATCACCGCCTGCGAGTGCGCTAAACATATTACCTCACCGGGTAGCGGACTTGGCCGCTGCGATACATGTCTTCACGGTTTTTACCTTCGCTCAGCTGCTTCAGCAGAGCAAGCGCTTCGTCGTAACGCTTCTGGTACCCAGCTAGCACGTCGGCCTCACCCTTCATGAAGGTATACGCCTCCAGCAGAGCGCCATAGAGCAGCACGCTTTCGAAGTTGTCTCCGAGCCACGAGGTACCCGCAGTCGTGATGGACGGCGGGTAGTAGAAATAGTGCAGCTCTACAGCGTAGTTAGCGTCGGGCGTGGGGCCAAGGATGTACGAGTTCTCGTCAAAGTAGGCGTAGTGGGTCGGCAGCCCCTGCGTGTTGGGGTTGGGGTAGGCTCCCCGGATGTAGTTCACATCCTTGTTCAGCAGGTACTCATAGTTCCCGTCCCCGTCGATGACGGCCATGGAGAAGTTGGCCAGCCAATCCGAGGGCACTGTGAGGTACTTGTTACCCAGTGTGCAGTTGCCGGTGACGTTCTTGCGCAGGTCCAGCAGCTGAACCGCGTTGAAGATACGTTCTTCGGCGTTGACAATGAACGTGTCGATCTGTTCGGTGGACGTCAGGGTAACCGTTCCCGAGCCCGTGGAGTCGGTCCACGAGGTGTTGGGGAAGTCGTTTTCAACGTATCCCTTGATCGTCTCGAACAGCTGAGCGTAGTTCATCAGCCCATCTTCTTGCTGTGCCCGGTACCCTTGGTGGCCGCGCCTGTGCCGCGCGTCTTCTGGGTCTGAGTGTTGGCGATGTTGTTCGGATAGCCGCTATTGTTTGCGCCGATAGCGACCTTCTTCGGAGTGCCGTTAGACATGTTTTTTACCCCCGCGAGGACTTTTTCTGGTTGGCGATCTTAGCAAGATTCCGACCAAGGGTCTTCATCTGCATGTTGGTCTTGCCGCCCTTGGCGAGCTTGGTCTTCGGCATACCTTTGTGCATGGCGGCCTCGTGCTTATGCACGGCCTTCTTAACCATCGCCTTGTCCTGCTTGATGTCGTCCTTGGCCATCTTAGTTCTCCGTCGTTACCGTCACAGTGCCTACCTGACCCTGCATCAATAGCGCATTTTGCAGGCCAGATAAACCCAAGGGGTTATTAAGTCCGACCGGGGCCCAGCCCCATTCGATGACGCGACTACCGCCCGATGGCGTGCCAGATGCCAGCACGTTGTCGTTAGGCACTTCGCCCTGCGTTTCTTCCCGCAAGCCTGTGAGACCGGCTTGGTAATATGTCGTATCCGGGCGTGGATTGCGCAGCGCTTGCGGGTCATCCACGGGGTACATGCCCAGTTGCAACTGAGGCTGATCCGGCTCCCAGCACGTGGGGCACACCAAGATGTTGACGTTCTTCGTCTTGATAACGAGCTGCTTGAGCTCTTTGAGCTTGTAGCGAAACCCACAGCGGTCGCACTGTGAGATTGCCCTTTTGCCGGAGGCAAAGCGATTAGGCACTTATATCCTCCTTCACTGCCGAAGCCGTCTTCATCGACGCCCGGATGTCTCTGAGTTTTTGCCCTATCTCCATACGACGGTTATGAACCTCGTCAGGTAGGGGGTTATAGGGACCCGCATATTTCCTACCGTCTGCCGACGTAAGTGGGTACTGGAGCGCTAACTCTACTTGCTCCTTCTTCACTACCACATAAGGGGCTATGGCTTCAAGGAACGCTATCGCATCTTTACTGCGTACGCGCCACACGTAGCATACAGAGTTGTTCATGTGGTGCCGCCGACTCTTGGTTATCGGCGTTATATTACCGCCAAAATGCTCCTTGAACAGATTCAGGCACGGTGTAGACGTCTGAGTAACGGACGCGGTTAGCAAGTTACGTACTCTACGCCGAGTGTTTTTGTTCTTGGATATCTCAACAAAAACAGAGCCTTCGCCGTCGAAAAACCCCGCAGCCCATGCCAAGAACAATGGGCCATGGGGCATAACCTATCGGAAATACTGGCGTGGGGCGATACGTAGCGGGGCCTTCTCGCGGTCCTCGTCCGATGCTTCCAGCCACAGCTCGTCATACATTGCCTTGAGGCCCATAGACCGCTCCAGCGCACCGGGCAGTTTCAGCGACAGGTGATACGCCAGACCGGCCACAAGGCACGGGATGAAGCGGAAGGGGATGTCCTGCGTCACGAGGCCGTTGGTGCCAGCATCTTGGATGCGCCGCAGCCGCCAGTAGACGAACGTGTAGTAGTTGCTCTGCTCCGGAGCCGGCCAGACATTGATCTGCGGATGGTCCACGCCTGTGGTGGTGTTTGTCCCTGCTGGGCGTCCACCCGGCGGATAGGTCGCGCCTGACTGGCGGTTGATCCACACCTGAATAGGCCGACCCTGCGCGTTCTTGTTCGGGATGGTGGAGTAAGTATCCACAGAGATGCGGTTGATGTTGATGTCGGTCTGACCCTGCTGCCCCGACTGCGTACGGATGACGTGCTCGATGAGGTCAATGGTATCCACAGGCAGCTCATAGGTGATCTGCCCCTGCACCATGGGGATGGAGCCCTGCTCAACTGTCCACAGGTTTATACCCTTGTTCGCCCACTCGATGGTCAGGATATTCAGGCTGCGCCGCGCCGTGCGGAAGTCGTAACCGGTGCGCATCTCCACGCCACAACGCTCGAACGCCTCTTCGAAGAGCTCGTTAAGGTTGAGGTTAAACGTGGATGTGCCGCTAGTGGTCATTTCTGTCTCCGCGCTGCCTGTACGCGCTTAGGCGCACCGGGAGGCTGCCCCAACCGCTTCTTCTGAGCGATACGCGTCTTCTTCTCCGTAGGAGTCATCTCCGACGACGTCTTGGGGGTCTTATCAGAAATACGCTTACTAGGTCTACAGTAAGGTGTGCCGCGCTTCTCACCCGGCTGACGCCCGCAGGCTTTACCCGTACGGACGTCCTTCCAGTCTTCTTGGAACCAGCGCTTAAGCGAAGCGCCTTTCTCGGTCTTACGAACTGCCACCTTTGTTACCCCAGTTCTTGGCACCGACCTTGCGGCACTTAGAGATAGCACCCGAGGCATAGGCGGAAGGAAAGACTTTGTAGCGCGCCTTAACCTTGGAGTAGCACGCGTCCTTGGTGCTGCCGCCTTCGGCCATGCGCTTTGCCTTCACCTTGCCGCCCTTGGCGTACATGGTGACCTCGTCGGGGTTGTCCTTCCGACGAATAGTCTTCGCCTTTGGCATCTTAGATGCCGCTATGGCACCCATACCCCGACTCGGTCGCATGTCAGCAGCTCTTCCCGCCCATGGCCATCTTCGGCATCTTGGTGTCGGTCTTGCCCTTCTTGACAACGCCGTCAGCGCGCTTCGACACGTTACCGCCAGCGGCCTTACATGCACCGCCAGAGGCCATCTTCGGCATCGCACGGCCCATCGTGTCAGCTGACTTCTTGGTCATCGCACGACCGGTCTTATCGGCCATCTTCTTGTCCTTCATAGCGAACTCCTTGCCGACCTTGGAAGGAACGCCCACCTTCTTGGCGAACTTGGGGTTAGCAGCGACTGCTGCCATGAAGCTCTTCTGCTTGGGGGTCTTGCTAGGCATGTCAGTCCTTTCCGAGAAACTTTTGCACCGTATCTGTCTCATAGATACGAATGCTAGTCCAGATGATGGTGAAGATGGCGGCAACAGCCGGAAGCATATCCATTAAAGTTCCAACAACGGTGAACACCGAAGCCGCATCGAGCGCAGTTTTTGCGTCGTCGGTCATATCAGCACTTCCACGCCCGGAGGGACTTGTTGATGCGGCTGTTCGGGTCGTTGGCGGTCTTGGAGCTCGTCAGCTTCTTCTTCATCCCGGACATCCGGGCGCAGAAGGACTTCTTACGGGCACCACCTTCAGGCTGCGGGGCCTTGAGCCCCGGCTTCCCCGGATTGGCTTTGTTGTAGGACGCACGCCCTTTGGCGTTCAAGCCACCCTTGGGGTTCTTGCCTTCCTTGCGCGTCCAAGCCGGGGACTTAGCCATCAGACCATCTTCCCCTTGGTCTTACCGCGCACCGCGCAGCCGTCACCACGCGAGCTAACGGAGCCGCCCTTGGCGTACTTCTTGACAGCCTTCAGGTCCTTGGCGTCCTCGCCAGACATGCGGTTGCCCGACTTCACGGACTCGCCGGGGGACGGCATCGTACGCTTCTTGGGGGGCATGAGCTTCTTGGTTTCCTTACCAACCTGCTCAGAGACACGGTTGCCGCTCTTCAGCGACTCTTCGATGGACGGCATACCGCCACTGGCCATCTTCTTGACCGTGCCGCCGCGCTTCATGCCACCAGCCGGCTTCATGCCGCTTTTGGCGGCAGCAGCCTTCTTTTCTGCTTCAGCTTCTTCCGCAGCACGGAGGCGACGAACTTCCTCTGGGTCTTTAATACCAAAAAGATGCGCGGCGGGTGAGTCGTAGATGGTCCCCCCAGCGAGAGGACCGAGCAACACTTTGAGAGGATCAAGTTTAGCCATCAGACGAACCTTCCTTTAGTCTTACCCTTGGTGGCGCAGCCGTCTGCGCGCTTAGAGGCCGTAGAACCGCCCTTGGCCATCTTTTTGACCTTGCCGCCCTTCTTGAATGGGATAGCTGCACCAGCGCCAATAGCGCCACGGCGGCCAACGCCAAGGGACACACGCTCGCCGCCTTCCCCACGGATGGTAGGGCCAAGATAACCAGCAGTGCGGGCAATCGGCATAGGAGCACGAGCCGGAGCCGAGCCCATTGCAGGACCAGCCATACCACCGCCGCCACCCGGCATCGACGGGCCCATACCACCGCTGGACGAGCCACGATTCAGAGAAGCAAGGTTGAAGTTCTGAGGGCGCATACCCTCGACGACGAGTTCTTCGTCTACCCCACCACCATCAGCGTAACGCTTCTTCATGCTACATCCTTCTGTGGAACAACCATCGGGTAGAGGACGTCGTCCCCATAGTTACCGGTGTACTCCTGCACACCCATGTGGCCGAGGCTGATGGTCGGATCGACCCACACTTCATAACCCAGCTCGCGGGCACGGTCGCAGAACAGGAAGTCCTCGCCCATGTAACCCTCGTCGGTGAGCTTGAAGTCGAACAGGGCCGGGACCGTCTTGCCGCAGCGTTTGTCGTAGTACTTCCACTCTGGGTGCGCGGCGATCATGTCCTCGATGACCTTGCGCTGAATCAGCATGAACGCTGTCGCTACGCGCGTAGCCCGAACAAGGCCCATACCGTTCATCGTCAGCTCGCCATTCTCATCATAGTCGAGGTCTGCGATGTAGGTTTTCTGTACGTCCCGGACGCGGGGGACACCCGCCACGATGCCCTTCTTGGGGTCTTGAGCCCACGCCATCAGGCGCAGGATGTCTTCAGGCTCGAAGTTGATGTCCGAGTCGATAAACATAAGGTAGTCAGCGTCCGACTCCAGCAGGTCCTGCACCAGCAGGTTGCGCGCCCGAGAGACCACCGAGCAGCCACAGACGCTGCCGATGTTGATGTCAATACCGTGCTTAGGAGCCAGCTGCGCGAAGCGAGCAAGCGAGACCGCAAGCTTCAGCGACACCTTGAAGTCGTAGGCGGGGAGGCCAATGAAGACCCCTTTTCCCGCCATATCGAAGCCTTTGACTGCTTGCATGGGTCACCCGTAGAAAACTGTAGTGGTTAGGTTAGCATCCAACCCTACATAAATCCCATTTTCAGCTAGAATGCCTTCGCCGGGAACAAGGATAGAGTATGCCACAGCATTATAGCTATCAGCTTCCAACAATACAGTTAAGTAGGCCGTTACGTTACCCGTACCCGATGCCGCCGTAGTAACCGTGAAGGTGGTGGCATTAGCAGTAAGGACGGTGTACGCGCCGTCCACAGCGGTACCGCTGGTGAAATCTAGGAATACCCTATCACCGGCAACGAGATTATTTGCTACCGTAACTGTTAGTGTGGTTGAGGTAATGCTGTACGTACCCGCTTGCGGATCGTTGTCCATAAAAAGGACGTGCCTTGCTGCCGCAGTCGCGTTTGCAGAAATAATAGCCCCCTTCAAGCGGGTGCGGGAACCGTACGCAACACCTGAAGTAGACCGGTGTTTGGATTTGACATCGTATTGCATACCCATAGGGGTGGCCCTCCTATTGAGCTATTACGACGCGGTGGTTACGGCGATCCAAGTGGTGCCGCCATCCGAAACGAACAAGCGGGTCGAAGCCGAGCTACCATCGCTGCGCAGGTAGATTGAACCCTTGGCAGCAGCCACGGTCGGGGCACCCGAGCCGATGTAGACGCCCATGCCAGCAGCCGTGTTGGTTGCGATGAACGCAGAAGCGCCGCCAGCGACAAGCGCGACGTTGCTGTCAGCCGTGACGTTGCCAGTTGCCGATACCGAAGCTGCCGTGACAGCGCCAGTTGCCGCCAGAGAAGTAACCGACATAGCGGGGCCAAGGGTGGAGGTGACGGTAACCGCACCAGTCGAAGCGTTGATCGAGATGGTCTGGAAGCCGTTCTCAGAACGTACCGGACCGTTGAACGTGGTATTCGCCATCATTTATCTCCGTGTAGTAGCACATACCCATACCGTCGCTACTACGTCTGCTAGGACAGTCGGCACGGGTTAAATACCTAGTGGCGTACTTGTAGCACGACACAGAGACAAAGAAAAGACCCCCCGACTTTCGCCGGGGGGTCTCGAAGTCCTAAACTTCCCTAGGACTTAGCTTAGGCTGCGCCTTCGCTGCCGTACATGCCGAGCGGGTCGCTCCAGCCGAAGCTGTAACGCTCGCGGCTCTTGTAGCGAACGTTGCCGGTGTCGAAGTCACCATCCATGTTCTGCGCCATCGGCGTACGAACAAAGTGCTTCAGGCCGTTCGGCACATCGGTCGTCAGGAACCATGCGTCCGGGTCGGTCAGGAAGTGGTTGACCGTGTACCCTTCAGGAATAGCACCGTTCGACTTGATGGCGTTGATGTCGTTGTCGGAGGTCGACACGCGGAGTTCGGTCTCCAGCAGTCGAGTCGCAACGAACATCAGGCTAGGCGGAACAACCAGCTTCTTCGGCTTAGCCGCGATCAGCAGGCCACGCTCGTCGGTCCACGCAGCAATCTGGATGACCGCAGCCTCAAGCGAGGTTTCGTTGAGGTCAGCCGGGGTGCTGGGGATGTTCGAGTTGGTGCCGCCACCGACCAACGGGTGCGAAGCCGAGAACAGAGCCACGCCATCGCCACCGGGATAATCGGCGTCGAAGCCGTTATTCAGGACAGCCGCAGCCTTGGTCTGCTTGGTGTACGCCATGGCACGAGCAAGTGCCTTGGTGTAGCGGGCCGACAGCGAGTCGTACAGGTTGTCTTCGATGGCTTCTTCCGTGATGGAAAACCCGAGAGCAATCGTCTCGTGGTTGTAGCGAGCCGTCCAAGCTTCCTGTGCGTTGTCATAAGCGATGGCCGAACCTTCGTTCTTCACCGGCGCAGCCGAGAAGCCCGAGAGCTTGGTTTCTTCTTCGAACGAACGCTCAGAGCTTTCCGTTTCGAAGATTTGCTTATGCTCTTCGCCGTAGCGTGCGTATTCGAGGCCGAACAGGGCGTTCAGACCCGGCAGAAGCTCCTTGAGAAGCTGTGCGCGTGAAATTGCCATTGTTCAGTCTCCTTACACGCCGGTTGGGTTGAGGTACTGGTGCATACCCTGATTCCACTTGACGATAACCTCGGAATACGAACCGGGGTTACCCGCCAGAGCGGTATCGGGGATGACGTCCACCACGCGCACGGGCCACGTCGAGGTGGTTGCGGTGGTCGAGCTAACAGCCACGCGGCTGTTACCAGTGTTCGTCAGGCCCGAGTTCTGCACCAGAACAGCGTTGTTACCGACCGAAGTACGGTTCACAAAGCTCATGGTGGTGCCGCTCGAAACCACGGCGACCTTGAACAGCGCATCGGGATCGTCCAGCACGTAGGCCGTGATGCCGCTGATGTTCGTGGTACCGGGGTAGTACTGACGGAAGGTCAGACCAAACGTCGGATCGACGTAGGTGCAACCAAGGAACACACCTACCGGGGTAGCGGCGCTCGTACCGGTGTCCTTGTCGAGATTGCCGTCGCTGTTCAACTTGACGACGTCACCATAGAAGATGGCCGTGGACGAGTTGACAGCAATCGGAATCTGACGGGTGGACCCGGCAAACACCTGACCGCCGATAAGATTAATCGGGAGAAGCCCGTATGGGGCTTCAACAGCGGGATAAGCCATAATTAGCTCCTGTTATCTGCCTTTGCCAAATGATGTCGATGACTTCTTCTCACGGAAGAGAGGCATACGAGCATCGCTCTCGCGCATAAAGTTGTTGTCCACTGACTCCATCTGAGACTGATTTTTACCAGAGAAGTAAGACTTACGCTGGTTCATCAGTTCCATCGGGGCTTTGCAAAGCAGCAACCCTGCGACTTCGACGTTGTCCTTGAAGCGGCTGTCCGGATCGACCATCAGGCTAAACTTGGGTTGCTCGCTAATGCTAACAGGTTCCCAACCTTCGCGCAGCTTAGCCGAAATATTCCGGGGGTCCTTCTCACCGTTCGTGGAGACACGAATCCAGCGATAGGCGTAACCCGGCTGCTTGTCTGGCTCGGGCAGCGTTGATGCTGGGGCCCAAACTTCGACACGCTTTGTTTCTTCACGCGTCTGGCGAGGCGCACGCGCTTCACCAAGAGTTTCCATGACGTCGTCAAGGGAACGAGTATCACGAGTAGCCATATTAGTTCTCCGTCTTCATAAGTTCACGAGCGTACTGCTCGGGAGTAAGACCCAACCTCTTGGCGATGGCCAGCTGGGACTGTTTCAGCACAATCTTTTTGGGGGACCGGCTGCGTGAAGCAGGAGCTACGACATTCGCGCTCTTGTTTTCGCGCGAAGAGGTTTTCGGAGCCTCTTCATCCCCGAAGTAATCGGGGAATCGACGGCGCATCGTTTTGTCGACGGCTGTCCAATATTCGTCGGAACCCACATACTGCGGGCCACGTTCATTAACGAGCTTCTGGTGAAGCCCGAGAGCCGATGCAGTCATCTCCGGATCGGTCCCGTACCACGTATTACGCTCTTGCCACGTAACCGTTTTCTGGTCGAGCCGGGGCTGTTGCACCTGCTGCGGTACAATGTCTACCTCAGTTTCCGGCTGCTGTAAAGTAGGTCGATACTGTTCGACCTGCTGAAGCCGCAAAGTAGCCCGCGAGAGCTTTTCTTGAGCGTCGACAACCTTGTCAGCGTCACCAGACTCGTACGCATCGCGGTAAGCCCGACGGGCGGCGTCGATTTCATACTCGGCGGTCTGCTTATAGCTGCCGACAAGCGACTGTTCGCCTTCCGACAACGTCCTTTTCAGGCGACGGTTCTCTTCCAACAGGCGATGGGCGGCGTTAACGGCCTCCTGCTGCTCGCGCTGGACGCGCTCCTTCTCCCGGCGCTCGTCGTGCCAGACCTTTTTCATCTGCTTGAGGCGGGTTTTGACCTTGTCGGAGTATTCTTCGAGCTCGTCGTTCTCCAGCTCCTCGACAATCTCCTTTGGCATGGGCTCACGGCCCCTGTCAGCCTCCGGAGTATCGTCTACGACCTCCAACTGGGTATTTTCGGCGTCTTCAGCTTCGACTTCCCACTGGAAGTCGTCATCAGCGGGCTTGGTAGCCATCACTTCTCTCCTTTGTACGGGAAAACGCCCCCGTTAGGCGCGCGAGATGCCTCGCGGGTCGTCCACAACAGCTTCAACGCTGTCGTCATTGATGATGCGGAACTCTCGGTTGTGGATTTTCACCCGCGTACCCGAGTTCGGGCGCACCAAAACGAAGTCACCTTCCTTGCACCACGCCCCAGAAGGGAACCGCTTGGCGTCCTTGTAGGCGTCCGGGCCGATTTTCAGCACGAACAGCACGGTGGTCAGAAGTTCTTCGTAGTGGCGGGTGACATCTGCCTTGATGATACCCCCAGAGGTCTTCTCTTCGATGTCCGGAACAGCACACAGGATGCGATATCCCATCGGTTCTGGCAGCTGCTTGGGTTTGTCTTCGGCTGGCTGGTTGGCCGCCTCGACATTGGTCATCTTTCGCAGGGTAGGTAGGTCGTCGAACAGAGTTTTGTCCTCTGTATCAGTCATCGTCAGTCTCCATTTTGTGGGCAGTTTCAGCGATGAAGCTGTTAGCCATCATCAACCCACGGATTACGCCAGCGGCGTATTTGTATTCCCCGTGGTCTTTGGCGTGCCCACGCGCCAAATCGTCAGAGAGGATTTTGATCTCCTCGTTGTTCTTGTTCGCCAGATGGCGGAAGATGTCGCTCGTCATTCAGCCTCCTCGCCGGGTTTGGCCGGCGTTTGCTCACTCATCATACTCTCGCGGGCGACTTGGACGCCCACACGCAGCCCTTCCAGCTGCTCGTCCGATGCCAACCGTGCTTTGTCTGTAGCGACCTTGGCACCGACGTTGAGACCAGCAATCTCCTTCTGTGCTGCAATGCGCTCGCGCTCGATGTCGAGCTTGTCTGCCTTCTCGGCGGCAGTGACAGCAAACTGCTGTTCTTTGAGCTTAAGCTCGCCCTGCTTAATCTGAAGCTCCTGCATCTGCATCTGGACGATGGGGTCCTGTGCCTGCTGCTGGGCCTGCTGTTGTGCAGCTTCCCCTTGGTTCTTCCGGAGCAGCTGTTGTGCAGCGGCGGCGGCCAGACGAGACACCTCCAGCTCGGTCTTCTCGTCCATCTCAGCATTGGGCGGCGGCAGCGGTACACCAGCCTGCAACTCGACCTGACGACGATACTCAAACGCCAGATGCTCCTGCATGTGAGCCGTCATAGCCCCCATGATGGTCTGTGCGTTGGGGCTCTGCCCCACCATCTGCTGGATTTTCGGGTCTTGGATAGCCGCCATGTGGACGGCGAGGTGCGCTTCGTGGTCTTGGTACATAAACGCCTTCACCGGCTTCATGTTCAAGATGTCCATGTTCTCGGACACTGG